CGCCTGCCTCTTAACTAAATTTAGACATAATTATGGCAATAACTAACACATCAAAATCAAAAGACTTCATGGCTGGAGCATCACCTATTATATTAAAGGGTGATTATAGACCTACTAAAATGGCATCGGCACCAGATCCAAGAGCTGAGTTAAATCAAATGGCCCTTAATATGTTTGGTAAAGAATTAAGACTTTTAACTGAAGATGAAATGGAACTTTTAAAAGATGAATATGAAATTTCTAAAGGTAGAGTAGAAGAAGCCGATGGCGGTAGAGCACAATACGGTTTAGGTAGTCTTGTTAAGTCAATAGGTAAAGCTGTTAAAGGTGTAGTTAGAGGTGTCAAAGATAATCCTTTACTAGCTGCAGCTGCTTTACAATTTGCACCCGCTCTTATACCAGGTGGTAAATCAATGTTGTTTGGTGGAGATAAATCTATATTTGGAAATCCATTAAGTCTTTTAAATTTATCTGGCGATAAAAAAGGTAAAGGTGCATTTACGGACGCATTAAAAATAGGTGGTGTGGGTGGAGCTATTACAGGTTTACTGTCAAGTTTAGAACAAGAAGAAGGTGAAACTGATCAAGAGTTTGGTCAAAGAAAAGCAAGAGTAAGAGATCAACTTAATGTACAATTTAAAAGATTATATCCACAAGAAGGTAACGAGTCTGATGAAGACTATAATGTAAGAATAAATGCTATGGTTGAGGCAGCTGATGACCAGACAATACCTGTAGGAGAAATGGCTGAAGGTGGTAGAGTTAATAGAGCTATGGGATCAGATGATAAAGTAGAGATGGCAGCAGGCATCGAGGGCCTACCTATTAATATTAATTCTAAAGGAGTCAAAGAAGTAGATTTAAGAAAAACAGGTGGATTTATACCACCAGTTGGTATAAAAGAAAAAGCGGACGATATTCCAGCTATGTTATCAAATAACGAATTCGTATTTACTGCAGACGCAGTCAGAGCTGCTGGAGGCGGCAGCGTAAACAAAGGGGCTCAAAGAATGTATGACCTCATGAAAAATTTAGAGAGTAAGGTAGTATAATGGTACAAACTTCAACAGTACAAAATTTACCAGCACCATTTATTGAAGCAGCAGGTAAAACTTTTTTATCAGATCTACAATCTGCTATTGGTGGTTTACGTGGTGCTGATTTAAGTAAAGTAATGGGTCCACAGTTTGTGGCTCCAACCTCACAAATTACACAAGAAGCTCAAGCATTAAGAGGTGGTCTTGGTTCTTTTGCACCTTTCTTACAGACAGCGGCAGCAGGCACCGGGCCTCAAGCATATCAACAATTTATGTCTCCGTTTCAAAAAGATGTTATCGATGCAACGTTACAAGAGTTTGATACACAAGCAGCAAAAGGTATTCCAGCCATTGCAGCTCAAGCTATTGGCGCTGGTGCATTCGGTGGTGGTAGAGAAGGTGTTGTAAGATCAGAATTCCAAGCAGCGAGCGACAAGAACCGTGCAGCATTACAAGCACAATTATTACAATCAGGTTTTGGTCAGGCTCAACAACTTGCTCAACGAGATTTCCAAAATCAATTAAATTTAGCTCAAGCAGCGCCAGCATTAGCGGGTCAGCAGATCTCAGCATTAGGTGCGCTGGGCACACAGCAACAAGCACAGACACAGGCTGGTCTAGCTGCTCAACAACAATTATTACAAGCACAACAACAACAACCGTTGAACTTAGCTCAAACATTAGGATCTGGTGTTATGGGATTAATATCTGGATACCCAGCACAATTCCAAACTCAACAAACACCTACGCCTTCACCATTACAAACAGCCCTAGGAGCTGGAGCTACACTAGCGGGAGTATACAGGGCGTTTAATTAGTATGAGAACTTTTAAAAGACCTATGTTTAGAAAAGGTGGTACTACCGGTGGTGGTATTATGGACAACGTTGTTGAAAGAGGACAATACGCTGACAGTAATGCTAAAGATATTAAAGGTTTATCTATTAGTGATAAAATAAATTTAGTAGAAAGTCTTGGAGGACCAGACTCAGGCCTTGGAGATCCGTTAACACAATTCTTATTACAGGTTGGACCAAACATTGCAACTCAAACAGGTGGTGGTGGAATCATACCTAACATATTAGGGGCAGCTAAAGAACCTGTACAAGATTTAATACAAGCTCAAAGAGCTAGAAAAAAAACAAGACAAGCAATTGGTTTAGAGTTTATTAAAGATTTATCAGACTCAGATAAAATAGCTTTACAAGAAAAAATAGAATACTTAATGTCACCTGAAGGTGGGGGATTTAGTAAAGAAGAAGCATTTAATAGAGTGCTACCTGAGTTTAGAAAATCTAAAAGTCCAGTTGATATAGAAAGAGATGAACAGACTCTTAAAATACAAGACATTATAGATGTAACATCAACAAGAATGGGTCCTACATTAACAACTAACCAAGCTAATCTTATTTATAATGATGAGCAACAATTAGCTAAAGCAAATCCAAAAGCTTACAACATTTTTTTAAGAACATCATCTAAAGACAAATACGTATATAAAAATGATGAATACGAAGGTGATATTAATTCTGAAGTTGGAGCAAGCCTTAAAGATGGTTCTATCTTAGGCTCTCTTCCAGAAAACACATATGTTTATGATATTACAACAGGTAGTTTTATTTATAGACAAGGTAAAAAAGTACTTAAATTAGACTTAGATATACAGGGGGATTAAACCATGGCTGAACCAAGCTGGTATGATTTTCTTATCCCTTCAAAAGAAACAAGAGAAGCAATCGTAAAAGGTATAGAAGAAGGTAAAAAAGTCGTTCGTATTTTAAAAGACGAAGGTCCAGAGGCTTTAGAACTAAGACGTAAAGAGGAAGAGTTTTTAGATTTAGGTCATGATGATGACACAGCTGCACAACTTGCTAAAGATGCAATTGCTAATGACAAACGATTTAGAATAATTCCAAAAGACATTAATTTTATTGGTGATGCTAAAGCGTCTACAATAGATACAGAGGAAACAGAAACAGAAGAAGTTAAAGATATTAAAACAACAGATAAAGTTGGATTAGGTGACAAAGACGATTATGAAGTAGGTCTAGGTCAATCATTAACTGGAGCTGTAGTTAGTTCAGCCATTAAGTTTCCCAAAGGTATAATAAATTTTGGTACATTAGTTTACGATGCAGCTAAAGGTGATGGCTTAGATGTTGATGAAGGTTTAACCGAAAGATTTAACAGAGCATTTGATAAAACTATTTTTGGTATAATAGAAAACCAAGCAGAAGAAGATGCAAGATCTACAGCTGCAGGTCATTTAACAGAAGCGTTTTTACAAATATTTAACGCAGCTAAAGTTGGTACTAAAGTATTAGGACCAGGTATTCAATATGCTAGTAGAAAAGCAAGAGAGCTAGCACCAAAATTAGTTAAAGCAGTTAAAACAAATAGATATGGTAAGTTAGACGAAACTGCAACTTCTGTAGCAGCTGCTGCTAAAAAAACAAAACAATTAAATGTACCTAATCGTTTTGATAAATTTGCAGCTATATCTCTTGGTGGTGGTTTTGGTGGTGGAGCTATTGTCATGAAAGCAGAAGACATAGGTACGTTTGGAGATATTAACGCTTTAGATTTTATAGGCACAGGCTTAGATAGAAAACAAAAAGAGTCAGCTAACGAAGATGCATTTAGACAATTAAATAATAAATTTAAATTTAGCGCAGAGTTAGCTTTTCCTATTGTACCATTTGTTTATGGAACAGCTAAAACAGCTAAACTGCTTGCAACAAAAGGTAAAGATCTTGCATTTAGTAATTCACAAATAGAAAGATGGGTTGATAAATATGTAGGTAAACCATTTAGATCTAGAAGTGACAAAGCTCAAGAATTGTTTGATGGTATACAAAGATTAGAGGGTAAGAAAAGTTCGATTAAAATTGTAGCTGATGATGCTGCTAAAAGTTTTGACGATGCCTTAAAAAAGATTTCTAGAAACAGCACCAAAGCATCTGAGGCTATACAAAACCCTATTCAACTATCAGAGTTGTTTTCTAATTTTTTATTAGCTACTGATGATATAGTTAGTAAAGGTCGAATAGTATTTAAGGGTTTTTCTGACAAATCAATAAAAGCTTTTAGAAAATCTATGGACGAATTAGGAGTTAATAAAGAAAGTATTGATGAACTAATTACTAATGGTGTTAATTTTAGAACAGCGGCTGCTACTCTTAAAAATTTAATTGCACAAGGTAAAAACGTTAAAGTTGCTACAGAAGAATTAAATACAATACTAAATAATAGAGTTAAATATAATCTAGGTTCTGACTATAAAATTTTTGACATGAATACTGGATTGTTTGATGGATTTAAACCTACCCTAGCAGCTAAAGAAGAGGTGGCTAAAATTATTCAAAAGTATCACCTTAACAATGGTGAAACAGGTTTTTCTATAGATGATGCTATGATTGTTGTTAACAACATTCTTAAACGTGTAACTAAAGATCCGATAACTAAAACACCAAGTTTTCCTATTGGCACAGCTAATATTTTAGATGACGCTGCTGTGCAAATAAAAAGCATGAGTGAGAATGTAACTGGTGGCGGAAAATTTAAAGCTGATAAAACAGGTGGTCTTATACAAACTAAATCTGATCTTGCAGCATTTAATACTTTATTTGGTAAATATAAAAACGCAAAAAACACTATATACAATGTGATGACTGATCTTGCTGATATAGTATCAAGAGATAAATTTTATACACAATTATTAAAAGATAGTGAAAGATTATTAAAAGAAGGTGGAAGACCTTTATTTTACAAATCATATAATGAAGCTTTAAAAAATTTACCTTATCAAGAAATTATACGTGCACCTTTAAAACTAAATACTAGATTATCTGATCAAGTTTATTCATCACCTTTAGATGGTTTATTTACAAGTAGAGTGTGGGCAGAATCTATTAAACAAGGAGATGAGATTTTAGGTAGTGCATTAACAAAATCACTTCCATACAGAGCTTTAATGTTAGTACCTAAAGGTTTATCACAAGCTGGTAAAACTATTCTTGGTCCTTTTACACACTTAAGAAACTTTTTTTCTGCTGTGTTTACTACAGTTCACAGTGGTAACATTTTAATACCACCACAAAAATTAGCTGAGTTTTTTTATCAAGCTGTAAAGTCTGCACAACCACAGTTATTGTATCGAGCAACAGGAAACCCTAGATTTAGAAACACGCCTCAAGATCAAGGATTATACCAATTTTTATTAGAAGAAGGTGTAACTAATCAAAACGTTATAGCTAGAGATATCGAAGGATTGTTTGGAGATATAACATTAGCAGGTAAAAGTAATGAATCTGCTGAAGTATTTTTTAATAAATTAGTTAACTCAACAACACAAAAATTTAAAAAATTATATGGTGTAGCACAAGATTTATACACAGCTGAAGACGACGTATTTAGAATTACAAATTTTTTAGCAGAAGGATATAAATATAAAGAAGCTTATAAAACAGCTCTTAAACAAGGTTTAATTAAAAAAATGCCTACTGATTTAGAAATCATGAAACAGGCAGCTAAGATTATTAGAGAGACAGTTCCTAACTATGCATACGTATCTGATTTTGTAAAAGGTATAAGAAGATCACCATTAGGTAGTTTTGCATCGTTCCCTTCAGAAATTTTTAGAACAGGTGGTAATACAACTATGCTTGCTGTTAAAGAAATGAAAGATCCTGTATTACAATCTATTGGTATGAAAAGATTAACTGGTCAAGCTTTAACTTATGCATTCTTCCCTCTTGCAGCTATGACTGCAGGTTCTGCTTTGTATGGCATAACAAAAGATAAAATAACAGCCATGAGAGAAATACTTCCAATATGGTCAGAGGATAATACGATCATTGGTATATATGAAAATGGTCAATACAAATATATAGATTTTAGTCATGGCTTTTTTTATGACACAATGATTCAACCGGTTAATACTATTGTATCAAATATTGAGAGAGCAAAAGCTGCTAATGAAGATGATCCACTTATTGTTGGTTTTGCAAATGGTTTAACAAGAGCTTTAGGTAAAGTATTAGAACCGTTCTTTTCTGAATCTATTTGGTTTGGTGCAGTTACAGATATATTACTTAGAAATGGTGTAAAAGATAATGGTAGCCCTGTTTGGAATCCAGAGGATAGTTTAATGACTAAATGGACTAAATCTACAGAACACGTCGCTTATACTTTATCACCTGGATCATTACCACAGCTACGAAGATTAATTAACGCTATACGAAAAAAATCTCAAAAAGGTGTAAACTATGAAGTGCCTGATGAACTATTAGGATTTTTAGGTTTTAGAAAAGTACCATTAGATATAGAGAGAAACTTAAACTTTAAAATAGCAGAATTTCAAGAATCAAAAAGAAACGAAGCTAAAAAAATATTTGAGAATCTCAGAACAGGTGATCCAATAACAGATCCTAATTTATTAATTAGACAATACTTCGAAGCTAATAAATCTTTTTATGAAGACATGAGTAAACTTAGAAGAGTATATGATGCAGTTAAAACTTTAGGTATGAGAGATAGAGATATCGAAGATAATTTTGCAAAAAGAAATGAAGGTCCTTTGTATGAAGATATAGAAAATAATAAATTTTTTCCACTATTAATTACTAAAGGTCAGATAGAAGGTGTAAAAGAATTAGCTAAAGATAAGAATATACCTGATATTTTTTCTCGACAAGTGGAGAAAATGATAGATAAAATGGAAAGAGATATGCAAAAACTTAAATTAAATAAAGACTTTGAGTTAGATATAAATAATTATTTACTAAAAACACAACAAACATCTGAGCTACAAACCCCACAAATACCTGTACAAGTTTCAGATGCAAGGCCAAACCCGGCTATAATAAATAATACTCAAGTAGCGCAACTAAATGAAGGATTGACGCGAACAGAAAACGCATTATTATCCGAAGAAGAAAAAGCTATCAGATTAAGAGATAGAGGATTGGATCAACTAGCATAATGCCAAACGGAGACAAATTAAAACCTAAAACTACAAGAGAGCACTTGCTTTCTATTTATGGATATATTACTGGATTAAAAAACGATGTTAAACATATGCATGATGGTATACACGATTTGGGCGGTAAGATAGACAAGATCTATTGGGTGTTATTGGGTACTGTTGGGGCAGTATCACTTCTGCTATTGGAAAAAGTTTTAGATAAAGGTTTTCTTTTTTAGATCCAAGATTTTAATTCTTCACCCATAACATCATTAGCAATATTCATTTTAGTACGTAAAGCTTTTTGAATTTTTATATCTATAGTATCTTCAGCGACCAAATCAATATACGTCATAGGTTTAGTTTGACCGATACGATCAATACGTGCTTCTGACTGTAAACGTTTTTCTAAATCATAACCATTAGAATAATAAATCATTGTACTAGCTGCAGTTAATGTAATTCCAAAACCACCTGTACCTGTTGTGCCTACAAAGAATCTACACTCAGGATTTTCTTGAAACTTTTTAATATTTTTTTGTCTGTCTTCTGTGGCTGTTGCACCATAATAATCAACTACAGAATTTTCTCCAAAATGTTTTTTTATTTCTTCTATAATTCTTCTGCAGTCTTCTACATAGTAAGACCAAATAACTGCTTTACCTGATATCTCCCAAAGTATATCCATGAGTTCTGTTAGTCTATTAGATGGTAACTGTTGAGGTTTACCATCATCTGTTGCATGATAGCCACAAGATATCTGATGAAGTCTTAATAACTGAACCATGACAGTAGATGTAGAACAAACTTTACCCTCTAGTTCTGATATTGCATACTTTCTC